TTAAAACCAAGCAGGGGCAGGGGCGCGGGTTCAGAACAGAGGACGACACCTGCGTCGTCGCGATTTGCGACTGCCGCGCACTCGAAGAATACTACGAACCGCTGATTGCGGCTCTGCCGAAATGCCGTGTCACCAATCACGTCAGTGATGTAGAGGACTTCTATTCGGATAAAAAGACCCCCGATTATTTCATATAACAACCGCGTCCCCGCCTTGTATCAATTTCATACAAGGCGGGGTGGAAGGAGGATTTATCATGCGTACAGCTATAAACATAAACGAACTCGTCGATATTCGCGATGTTCAAGTCGATAGAACCCAATCGCAGCCCGAACGCATAAATGAGTTCCGGCAACAGATAAAAGACCCGCACCTTTACAGATGCGGCGGTATAAAAATCAACGCGAAGTTCGCCACCAACGGCAAAAGCATTGAGGATTGTTTGAGGTCAAGCGTAACGTGACCGAAACTGCGGAACGACGCTCGGCGAAATCGACTTTCCTATAAAACAAGGGCTATAATTGGTGTTGGAATAAGGATAGCTTCAACCCGCATCCCTTGTGTTTATGTGGAAAGTAAAAACAAGAGGTGCATTATGGAAAAATTATTAAAGTACAAAGTGGTAGTCTACATCAGATTATCCAACGCCGACGACAAACCCGGCGAGAGCGACAGCGTGGCGAACCAACGCAAGCTCATTGACGAATACCTCAAAAACCACCCCGAAATGGAAGCGGTTCGAGAATTTGTGGACGACGGGGTATCGGGCATCGTGTTCGACCGCCCCTCGTTCAACGCAATGATGGCGTTCATTCAAGACGGCGGCGCGAACTGCGTAATCACAAAGGATTTATCGCGGCTCGGCAGGGATAGGATTGAAACAGGGCGTTATTTACGCCGCATCTTCCCTGCGTTCGGCGTTCGATTCATCGCGGTTACAGACAACATTGATACGCTTAACGACAGCACGGATGGGCTTTTCGTTTCGGTCAAATCCATTTTGAACGACGAATATTGCCGTGATGTTTCGATTAAGACCCGGAGTGCTTTGGAAGTAAAACGCGCCAACGGCGACTATACGGGTGCTTGCCCTATCTATGGTTATAGAAAAGACGAAAACGACCGCAATAAACTCGTCATAGACGAATATGCCGCTGAAATCGTCCGCGACATCTTCCGCATGAAGATAGACGGATACAGCGCGGCGCGTATCGCTGCCCTGCTGAACGAACGCGGAGTATTATCGCCTTTGGAATACAAAAAAGACCGTGGGCTTCCGCACCCAAAAGGCGGTTTTGCGGACAAAAACAGCGCTAAGTGGAGCGCGACTTCTATAATTCGCATACTCAGCGACGAAACCTATACAGGTACGTTGATTCAAGGGAAATCCGGCACACCGACATATAAGTTGAAAGAGTTGGTGCAAAAACCGGAGGAAGAATGGCTTAGGTACGAAAACGCACATGAACCGATTATCATGCGCCATAACTTCGACCTCGTACAGAAAATCATGCGGCTCGACACCCGCACCGCGCCCAAAGGCGATAAGGTATATCTCTTTTCGGGCATACTCGTGTGCGGTTGCTGTGGAAACCGTATGACCCGTAAAACCGTGCCGTACAAGGACACAAAGCATTATTATTATTGGTGTCCGACCGGAAAAAAGAACGGTTGCGGCGGGTCTGTTATGTTAAAGGAAAGCGACTTGATTGACTGCGTTCTCGGCAACATCGTGGCACATATCACCAACATAGCTTCGCTCGAAACGCTTCTTTCCGGGCTTGATGCTACGCGCATCGCCCGTGATATGGCTGACAGGCTCGCCGGACAGATTGCCGAAAACGAACGCAGGCTTGATAAAATCAGAGAATACAAGTCAAGCCTGTACGAAAACATGATAAACGGCAATCTTACCAAAGACGAGCATAAAGCCCTCAAAGCAAAATACACAGCAGATAGCGATACGCTTGTTACGGCTAACGCGGGGTTACGGAATGAAATAGAAGCCGTGCTTTCGTGCAAGCATGAGCGTATGGCGTGGACGGGGCATTTTACCAAGTTTGAAACCCTTGACACCATCGACCGCAAAATGGTGATGCACCTAATACACAGCATCCGTGTTCTCGGTAAGTCCGAAATCGAAATCAATTTTAATTACCAGTTCGAGTATGACAACGCTGTCGAATTTTTTGCAAAGGAGGCGGCGTAAATGGCTCGTAAAAGCAGAAAAAACGTAGAAACAGCCCCGATACAGAGTGTTCAAAAACCTGTGTTCTACGCAGGGGCTTATATCCGCTTGTCGGTCGTTGACAAGAATAAAAAAGGCGACTCCATCGAAAACCAACAGGCGATTATTAACTCGTTTATCGCAGGACAGGACAACATCGAGTTGCGAGAAATCTATATCGACAACGGACACAGCGGTCAATCGTTTGAAAGACCCGCATTTCTCCGCATGATTGCCGATATGGAAAGCGGCAAAATCAACTGCTGTATAACTAAGGATTTATCAAGGCTCGGCAGAAACGCCATAGATTCGGGTTATTACATCGAGCGGCATTTCCCGTCGCTCGGTGTGCGGTACATCGCGGTTACAGACGACTATGACTCCGCAGATGGTCAGAGCGGCGGCATCATGCTCAGTCTGAAAAACATGATAAATGAAGCCTATGCTTTGGACGCAAGCCGTAAGGTTAAGGCGACTATTGAAATGAACGTCCGCAAAGGGAACTTTGTCGGCGGTGTCGCGCCTTACGGCTATTTCAAGCATAAAGATGATTGCCACAAACTCGTTATCGACGAATGTGCCGCTACGGTTGTGCGTGTGATATTTGAAATGGCGGCTAACGGTAAATCCCATAGTGCGATACGCGAATGGCTTAACAGTAGCGGTCATTTGCCACCCAAGCGTTACTTTTACTCCATCGGGTTAGCGACCGAAAAGGAAATCGGCGTTAATAAGATGTGGTGGGGTGTCGGAGCGGTCAAAGATACGTTGAAAAACAGAATGTACTGCGGCGACATGGTTCAAGGTAAGCATAAAACTGTCAGCAATGTCATCACGAAAGTATCGAAGCCCGATTGGGTCATCGTAGAAGCTACCCACGAAGCCATCGTCAGCCGTGAAATGTTCGATGCGGTACAAAAGACATTTTCCGAACCCAAACCGCCAAAACCCCTGCCTTACAAGAAACCTAACACAGAAAATGTTTTCCTAAGTAAAATCACCTGCGGTCATTGCGGGTATACCATGCTGCGTCGGCGGAACGGTGAACACGCTTACGGCTTTAGGTGCAACACAAGGTTTCGCTATTCGCAGGATGCTTGTGTCGGAACGAAAATAAACGAAGCTATGTTGAAAGCAGAGATGTTGGAAATGCTCCGCAAGCATGAACCTCACTTGGCAAAGGTACTTACACCTTCGTCAGTCGAAACCCCGGATGCTAACAATTTCAAAGCGGAATTAGCTTCCGCACAGTCGGAGTTTGACAGGAATAAGCGTTTCCTCGAAGGACTGTATGAAAGTCTTGTGGGCGGTGATATTTCCGATGCCGAGTACAAGGACATGAAATCGGCTTACGAAGTTAAAATAGCGTCCCTTACCGAACGGATAAAACTTCTGCGTGAGGAAATCCACACCCATGCAAGACAGAAAGCTGTTTTTGCGGAAGCTCACGCAAACGTGCAACGGTTAGAGCAGGTTTCCGACCTAACAACGGATATTATCGAGAGATTGGTGGAACGAATCACAGTCCATTACGATGGGCGCATTGAGGTCAAGTTCAGCTTTCTGGACGAATCCGTATACAACAAAGAGGAGGGCGCGGAGAATGAATGAGTATGTAATAGCGAAATATATCCGGCTCTCCCAAGACGACGCGATTTCCGAAAGCCTAAGCATACCGCATCAACGGCTGCTGCTCGACAGTCACATAGACGATATGGATGTGCCGGGGGCGCAGGTGTTGGAGTTCGTGGATAATGGATTCACGGGAACCAATGTGGAACGCCCCGGCTTCCAAGAAATGATTGAACTTGTGCGGTGCGGAAGAATAAACTGCATCGTGGTCAAGGATTTTTCGCGGTTCGCCCGCAACGCTCTCGAAAGCGGATATTACATTGAAAAGGTGTTTCCGCTGTATCGTGTACGTTTTGTTGCCGTGGGCGACCGCTTCGATTCAAGCGATTACAAAGACGGCACGGGCGGTATTGATGTTGCGTTCAAATTCATGATGAACGAGTATTACAGCAAAGACCTCTCTAAAAAGGTAAAAAGCGCCAAGCAGGTCTTGATGAAGAATGGCGAACACATTGTTGGCGGAGCGATTTACGGCTATCGTAAGAACGACAGCGGCAAATGGGAACACGACCCGACTGCCGCCGAAGTTGTCCGTGAGATTTTCGATATGGCTCTTGACGGCAAGACTACGGCGCAAATCCGCGATAAACTATTCGCCGACCGTTGCCTTGCTCCGAGGGAATATGAGTATATGAATAAAGGCAAAGGTATCACGCCGAAATATAACTGGGCGACTAAGCAAATTTGGCGGATACTCACCAACGAACAGTACACGGGTACTTATATCGCAGGAAAGCGCGAAACCGCCAATGTCGGCTCAAAAAGGCAGATTGAAAAAGACAGGTCGGAGTGGATTATCTTCCCGAACAGCCACCCGCCAATCGTCAACCAAGAGGAATTTGAGCGGTTACAAACAATCCTCAAATCCCCGAAAGAAGCTCTGTCGAACGGCAGGGAACGCAGTTCCCACGCCAAGAAACTTTATGGCAGAATTGAAAGCGGCGAAAGAAAGCCTGCTACTACGCTGTACGGCTATCGTATCAATTCAAGCAAAGCGTTTGAAATTGACGAAACCGCCGCCGAAGCCGTAAAAATGATTTTCGATTTAGCCTTGCAAGGCTATACACCACGCGACATCTGCGAAGAACTCCAAAAAGCAAAGCACATCGCACCGGGCGAATACTACAAGCTCGCACGAGGATTAAACATTCAACCAACGTACCGTTGGCCGAACCTGCGTGTGCGTGAAATCCTTAAAAACGTGCAGTACACAGGCACTTATGTCGCAGGGAGAACATTCCAAGACGAAAGTGGGCGTAAATACCATACGCCGGAAAGCGAGTGGATTATCATTCCCGATAAGCACCCCGCAATCGTGTCAAAGGAGATTTTCGAGCAGGTACAAGCGCCCCGTTCACAGGGCAAGCGTAAGATGCAGCCGCATAATTATCTTCTGAGAGGTAAAATCTTATGCGGCACTTGCAATCGCGCCATGATTTACGGAAATACGACCGCACAACCCATGTACCGTTGCGTGAATACCCACGCTGACCCGACAGCGGCTTGCCACAAGTTGAAAATCTATACTTCCGAAGTGGAAGATGCGGTGATGACGATTATTAAGAAGCAAGCCGAGGTCGTTTTGAACTCCGATGACTTATCGGGCTACTGCAAGCCCGCCGCGACCGATAAGCGGCTCGATGGGTTTTCCGATCCGCTCAACAACGCTGAAATTGAGAAACAAATCAACCTTCTCTCCAGAGAGCGGCAGCAATGTTACGAGCGTTTCGTAAGCCTTGAAATCGACCGTGATACGTTCCAGTCGATGAAGGCCGGTTATACGAAGCAGATTGACAAACTGACACAGCAGCTTGCTGTATCTCAGCAATCGGCGCGTAAGTTGGAGGCAGACAAAAAAACCGTCGCTCTCGCAAAAGATGCTCTCTGCGAAACGGCTACGGA